CTAATGTTCAGGTATGGCGTAACAATGCAAGTAAATTGCATAAAGAGAGCGGAAAAGTATTCCATATTAAGAATTTAAAGGATCATACAATGATTATTAGACTATTTTAAAAATATATTTTTTATTTTATTGAATTATTAAAATAACTTTTATATATTTGAATAACCAAAAAAAACAAACTATGGAAATTATCATTTTTTTTATTATTATGTCGGCAATACTGATAGCAGTAGCCGGATTGTGTGACTATTTAACCAAGAAAACAAATGGATAACATGATTAACTCAGCACCTATGGGGCATAACCTAGTAGTGCATTATGATCGTAACGAGATCAATTACCCTGCAATGCAGACTTGCAGTTCATGCGATGGATGGGGCAAAATATTCTACTCTAATTGTTGCGGTGAGAAAATTGTAAATAATAAATGTACAGATTGTGGCGATGCATCATTTGAGATGTATGAGCAATGTGAAGAGTGTAACGGAGATGGGGAGGTAGAGATATGAATTTATTAGAGAGATTAAGTCCAGATCATTTAGAAAGATTAAAGGCTGAAGAGGTTAAGTACCCTGTAACGATGAGAATATTAATGAGAGAATTATCAGATAATGTATCATGGGCAGATTTAAAGTATGGTACTATTTGCAATTTAATTTTTAATTTAGGAGTAAAGCAATATGATTATTCACCTGAGGCTATTAAAAAAATATTTGATCATGAAAAGCATTTGTAGAACAGTATACCCTGATGGTAGGGTAAATGAGTATGAAAATGGTGCAATCATTAAAATAAATTCAGCGCCAAATACCAAAGAATTTAATAAATGGATTAACTTTATTCATAAAAAGAAATGAAAGCAATACTTCAACTATTCCTAGATTTCGGAAATGACTGTGATCTAGATGTAAACAACCATTTACTATTCTATGATGCAGATGATAATATCATTCATATTGAGCATTCAGGAGAGTTGATGATTGAGGATTATTTTGATGGCACTATTCAAGGCACTAAGGATAACGTTCAGGTGCTAGATGGCAGAGAGACAGTAGCTATTTTATTTGATGGAGATTATTCACTGGCTTTAGAAACAATTATCGAAAATGGATAAGAAGAAAGATGATCTGGTCATATTCACGATGTTGTTATGGTCAGCTGTTTTATTAATTATTGCATTTATTTTGATTTAAAATATTATTTTTATAACTTTAAACAATGTCCACATTTATTAACCAAAAAAACATAGCGTATAGCCTGATGGGAGTGGACACCTTGACGGCATACGCTTTTTTCATTATGGAAAAATCAGAAACAATTACAAGCCTAGCTAAAGCCTTAATAGACTTTCAGGGCAAAGTCCAAAAGATTTCAAAGGATGCCAAAAATCCGTTCTTCAAATCTAATTACGCATCGTTATCTAACATTCAGGATGCAATTAGCAAACCATTAGCCGAGTCTGGTCTGGCTTACTCCCAGATGCCTAGCGGAGTGAATGGGTTATGTACTATTTTAATCCATGCCGAATCAGGTGAGTATTTAATGGAATCATTTATTATGCCAGTCAGTAAGCAGAATGATCCTCAAGCCGTAGGTTCTGCCATTACCTATGCAAAGCGTTATGCTTTAGCAGGAGTATTGGGTTTGAATATAGATGATGATGATGATGGGAACAAAGCTGCTGAGGATTCAAGAGCATGGCTTAATCCTAAAACCGATAAATGGTCATCCGTAGTTCAAGCCTTAAAGGATGGTTATACAATGGATGTGATATTGAAGAAATACAAGATCAGCACAGATAACCAGGCGTTATTAGAAAAGGAGGCTGCAAATGTCTAATGAGTTAGTAGAGTTATCAGGCGTAATGTATGCTCCTGATTTCACAAAGAAAAAAGCCGAGCAGACTGGCATTAATCTAATTAACAAACTCTTTGATGATGGCAATCAAACACCTACTCAATTCTATTCTAACATAGCTAGGTTAAAGGCAGTAATTGATTCAGCAGATAGGACATTTAGAGACCGTTTAAACCTAAACGCCCCTGATAGTTATAATGGAGTATTGTTTACTCCTAAGAATGGCGCTGAGAGCCTTAATTATGATGAGGATGATATATATGTACTGCTTGAGAATAAGCTAAAGCAAAGGCAGGAGTTATTAAAGACTGCCAGTAAATCAGATGAGATTATATTTGACTCAGAGGGTTGCGAAGTGCCAAAGGTTAGCAAGAAATTTAATAAACCGTCAATAGTAATTACCTTCTAATGTATAAGCCTAAAAAGTACCTAAAGATTCCAGATAAGAAGCGTATTGCTTTGACTTTGGAAATGATTGTTGGCAGGGGAGTAACTCCTGCTGATGCAAGTAAATACCTTAATTTATCAATGCCATCTGTTTGTGGATGGATGACAAAATACTGGTTTTATCAAAAGCCAAATAATCCAATCGTATTAATCTTAAAATCAAACGTATGAACATCAAAATTAAACAGGTTGAGGAGTTTTTAATAACAGGACAACCGCTGACAGTATTAGATTGTTTTAACTTATTTAAGACTTTTGAATTGCGCAAGATAGTTTGCGTTTTGAAAACTAGAGGCTTAAACATCAAAGGTGAATGGCAGACTAATTATCAAACAGGATCCAGGTATAAAAAGTATTATTTAATTAATTAATTTTTATATCTTTGGAATGGTAGCTGACTTCGACAATAAGCTATTAGAAAACATTTATACCCTTGTGGTGGATAGGAGTCGAAGCCTTGAAACCGCAAGGGTATTTTATTTATAAAAGTTATCGGTTATCTGTAAACCGTTATAAATTATGGCAAACGTAAAATTAATATTTCAGGGAACTGAAAGAAGTAAAACAGAATCAAGCGAATTAGAAGCATTTGCTAATATTCACAATGAAATTTGTATAAGTATTGAAGATCAAAATTATCCTGGTAGCATTATTTGTTTAGACAAATCAACTGCTATTAGGCTTGTTCGTGAATTAAAAAAGCAGATTGGATTCCTAATGGAAAGTGAGGTTAATAATGTCTAAGGAACTTCCATATTTTAAATTTGAGCCTAATCAATGGGAAAATGGCAATATTCAGATATTATCCAGAGAGGATAAAGGTTTGTTTATTGATTTATGCAGTATGTACTGGTCAAGACTTGGTGATTTACCTGAAAAACTTGCAATTCAAAAGTTATGCGGTGGCAATGCGACCGCATTAAATTCGCTTTGCGACGAAAAAATAATTGAGGTTTTAGATGGTAATATTTACATAAGATTCCTATCAGAACAGTTAAATGAGTTTGATGATATTAGCAAAAAGAACTCTAAAAATGCAAAAGATGGATGGGAAAAACGGCGTAAATTAAATGAAAATGAAGAATTAAGCCACCGCAATGCGACCGCATTAAATTCGCAATGCGAAAGTGATGCCATAAGAGAAGAGAAGAGAAAAGAAAAGAAAAGAATATATATACCATCTCTCTCTGAGGTTGAGTTGTATTTTAAAGATAATGGCTATACTAAAGAATCAGCCATAAAGGCTTTCCATTATTATGAGGAAAACAACTGGAAGGATTCTAGAAACAATCAGGTTAAGAATTGGAAGCAGAAGATGCAAGGCGTATGGTTTAAGGATGAGAATAAAGCTGCCACTTTGCAGTACATAGATTTTAGACCAGGCAACTGATGATTAGGAAATTCAAAGATATTCAGGAATCTCTAATTGAGATGCGTGAAAAAGGAAATCCTAGAGGCGAGAATACTGGCTTTGCATGTTTAGATGAATTTTATTCCATAAAGGAAGGTTCTTATACGTTTATTCTTGCGCCTCCACATCAGGGCAAATCTGAGTTTGCTTTTGAGTTAGCATTTACACAGGCAGAGAAATACGGCAAGAAAACATTAATCTATTCACCAGAGACAGGAAGCACAGAGGACATCTATGCTGAGTTTATACACAAGTACACAGGTAAACCATTCTATAAATCTATTCCCGGAGCCGTTGAGGATAAACAGTTTTATAATGCCGTAAATTACATAGATGAGATGTTTTCTATTGTAGATAGCGATGAGAGAGCCTATGGCTTTAATGATTTAATAAAATTAGTAAAGGATGAGAAAATAATACTGACGGATCCTTACAATGAGTTAAAGCATGACATGAGCGAATACGGAAATCGCCAGGA